CGGAGGGGGAACTGGCCAAATCCAGTTGACGCCCCTCTTTTTTATTGCTAAAATAACTACAAATGAAGAACCCTCATGAAATCATTTCTTTTTGCTGCAGCAGCAATTTTGATTGCAAGTCCTGCTATTGCTCATCCTAGATCCCCAAGAGGTAATTACAAATATCATTATCCAGAATCAAATGTAATGGTAAGGAATGATAGGCAACGTTGTAAGAAGATTGTATACACTACTAAATATGATGAATGGGGATGGTTCACAAGGAGAACAATTCAACCCTTGAGAAGCTGCTGGAAGCATAATACTCACCGCCATCATCACCACGTAAACCCACAATTAAAAATTATCATCAAGTAATTATGACCATTAGACTTATCGTGACCCGTGAGGGTGAGCAAATTATTGCTGGAATCAAAGAATGGATGAGTGGTCCAGGACCAGACGCTAAAGTAATTGGATATATTCTAACTAGACCTTGCTTGGTTGACCTTGCAATGGATGATGATAATGAGGATAACTTTCGCGTCCGAATGGCTCCTTGGATTCCTCTTGCAAAGGATTTGAATGTTCCTATTCCAGCAGACTACGTTGTAACTATGCTTACTCCTATTAGTAAGGTTTCTGATCTATATGATCGAGACATCGTAAATGCTAGTGAGGAAGATTTGAGTCTAGATGAGAGTCATACTTTCGTTGAAGATGACCCTGAAGACACGTACATAGATGATCCTTCCGACAATGAACCAGAGATGATTTCTACTGAAGAAGAATACATTATCGACCCACCACCAGAAGGAGAGTATATTACCGAAGCAGCATCGGATGTTCTTGAGGTAGATGAATGATAAAAACTATATTACTAGCAACTAATGTTGTTATCATTTCAAAGATTGAAGAAGTAGGTGCAGATATTGGTGAACCTGATTGCAAATTAGTTAACCCTTACGTTGTAAATCAGTCATCACTATCTTTGGAACCTTGGTTGTTAAATATCACCGAGCAAAGTGAATTTATGATTAGTTCCGAAAAAATTATAACAATTTCTGATCCTACAGAAGAATTAATAAAAAAATATAATTCATTAGTTTAATGAGAATTCTAAGTATAGACTTGGATTATATTATGGGTCCAAGTATTGGAAAATATGAAGATCATTTTTGGAATGATAATGCAGGTACTCGATGGGAAACTTTTTTTAGAGAACATAAACCTAACGTAAAAGAATCTGATCTTCCTTTTGATAAAGGTCATCTGTTTTATCTTTTCAAATTATTCAATAAATGTCTTCATAATGGAACAGAAGTAAGTTTTGCATATGATCATGATAATATTCTCTACAGTATTGGAGATAAAACTGATCTAGAGATTATTAATATAGATCATCATCATGATGTGTTATATCATGGTTATGGAATTCATGAACCAAATCTTCCAGATGGAACACCTTCCAATAAAGGAAATAAGCATGAGTTTTATCATAGTAAACATAATCATGATGTTGATGAAGGATCTTGGATTGCTTACCTTAGGACTCAAGATAGAGTCAAGTCTTATACTTGGATAACCAGCCAGAATGCTATTGATGGTGTTAGTGAATTGGATATGGAGTATTATAAAAGTCTTATTCCCAATATGCGTGTTACGACAAAGGAAGAGTATGATATACTAGATTATGATTTCGATCATATGCACCTTTGTCTTTCTCCTCAGTATATTCCCCCAGTACACTGGCATCTTTATACATTATTTCTAATCTCTTATGAGACTTACACTGGTAAGAAAGTTGATCTTGGTGAGATCGGAAACAAAAAATTTGAAATGTCTATTCGTCATCTGAACGTAACTAATGAAATTCTACACTAATGTCCAAATGATCGGGAACAAATTTCTGGTCAGAGGATATGAAAATGGGCAGAGGGTTATGTACAAGGATGACTTCTTTCCAACCTTGTATGTTCCTTCTAAAAAACAATCTAAATACAAAACTCTTGAAGGTGACTGTGTAGAACCAATTAAACCAGGAACAGTCAGAGACTGTAGAGAGTTTTATAAAAAATATGAAGATATCGACGGGTTTAAGATTCATGGAAATGATCGTTATGTGAGTCAGTATATTTCTGAAAAATATCCTGAGAAAGAAATAAAGTTTGATATAACAAAACTAAAGTTATTCACTATTGATATTGAGGTTTCTGCTGAATATGGATTTCCAGATACGGAATCTGTAGCAGAGGAAATGCTCACGATTGCTATTCAAGATTATAATACTAAGAAAATTATTGTATGGGGTGTAAAACCTTTCAAGAATAGTCAAGAGAACGTCAACTACATTTATTGTGGTGATGAATATACTATGCTCAATAAATTCTTGGATTGGTGGGAGCATAATTATCCAGACATTATTACTGGATGGAATGTTCAACTGTATGATATTCCTTATATCTGTGGACGAGTAAATCGTGTCCTAGGTGAGAAGGCTATGAAAAAGTTTTCTCCTTGGGGTCTTGTGAGTCAGCAAGAAGTCTATATTATGGGAAGAAAGAACATCGCATTTGAGGTGGGCGGTCTATCTCAACTAGATTACATGGACTTGTATAAGAAGTTCACGTACAAGGCACAGGAATCATATCGATTGGATCATATCGCCAATGTAGAACTCGGACAGAAGAAACTCGATCACTCTGAGTTTGATACGTTTAAAGATTTTTATACTGGTAACTGGCAAAAGTTTGTAGAGTACAACATCAAAGACGTTGAACTTGTGGATCGATTAGAAGGCAAGATGAAATTGATTGAACTTGCTGTAACCATGGCTTATGAAGCAAAGGTCAATTATAATGATGTTTTCTATCAGGTTCGCATGTGGGACAACATCATATACAATTACTTAAAAGATAAGAATGTAGTTATCCCACCAAAAGTACGTTCTGATAAGAATGATAAGTATGCGGGAGCATATGTTAAAGAACCAATTCCTGGTGTATATGATTGGGTAGTGTCTTTTGACTTGAACTCTCTGTATCCTCATCTTATCATGCAGTACAACATCTCCCCAGAGACGCTTCTGGATGAGAGACATCCCACCGTCAATGTGGATAAGATTTTGAATGAAGAGATTTCATTTGAAATGTATAAAGACAGTGCAATTTGTGCTAATGGTGCAATGTATCGTAAGGATGTAAAGGGTTTCCTACCAGAATTGATGGAGAAGATGTATGGTGATCGTGTTATCTTCAAAAAGAAAATGCTTATAGCCAAACAGCAGTATGAGAAAACGCCTACTGTTGCACTTGAAAAAGAAATCTCTAGATGCAACAACATTCAAATGGCAAAGAAGATTTCTCTTAACTCTGCTTATGGTGCTATTGGTAATCAATACTTCAGGTATTACAAACTAGCGAATGCAGAAGCGATCACTTTGTCTGGTCAGGTATCAATCAGATGGATTGAAATGCGTATGAACGCATATCTAAATAAACTATTGCAAACGGAAGGTGTTGATTATGTTATTGCATCCGACACCGATTCAATCTATCTTCATCTTGGACCTCTTGTTACTAAATTTTTTAGTAATAAGTCTGATGATAAAACAAAGATTGTTGGAATACTTGACAAGATCTGTGAAGACAAGTTGGAACCATTCATCGAATCCTCTTATCAGGAACTTGCGGATTACGTTGCGGCGTATGATCAAAAGATGAGTATGAAGCGTGAGAACATCGCTGATCGTGGTATCTGGACTGCGAAGAAGCGTTACATTCTAAACGTATGGGACAGTGAAGGCGTTAGATATAAAGAACCAAAGATGAAAATCATGGGTCTGGAGACTGCTCGTTCTTCTACTCCAGCTTATTTCAGGGATAAATTGTATGCAGCGTTTAAGATTATTATCGGCAAGACAAATGATGAACTTATCGATTTCATCAATGTTGTCCGAGCAGAAACCAGACTGCGACCTTACGAAGAAGTTGCCTTCCCCAGAGGAGTTAACAATCTGGCAAAATATCGCCACCCGACTGAGATTTACCAGAAAGGAACGCCCATTGCGGTGAGAGGTGCTCTGCTCTATAATTATTATGTCAAGAAACATAAGGTAGAACACAAGCATCCTCTGATTCAAGAAGGTGAGAAGATTAAATTCATGTATCTTAAAACACCAAACCCACTCCATGAAAATGTGGTTAGTTTCTTTGGAGATTTGCCGAAAGAATTTGGGTTGGAAAACTATGTGGATTATCAGACACAGTTTGAAAAGTCCTTCTTGGAACCGCTCAAAAATGTGCTACAATGTATAGGATGGACTCATAAAAAATCTGTCTCTATTGGGAGTTTCTTTGGATGAGTAAGAGAATTTTTGTTGTGACATGGACTAACCATCTTGTCGGTCAAGTAGGATCAAAAGACATCAAGTGTTTTGAAGACTACCAAACTGCTATTGGGTTTTCTAAACTCATGAAGCAGAAATATAATTATGTAAACTTTTACGAGGAGAATGTAAATCAATGGGATTCCTAGACACAGTAATTAAGGATAGTGGCAATGAGTTTGCTAGTCGTGTTAGCGAAGGGGTTGCTGCTGGCGATATTACATCTTACGTTGATACTGGGTCTTACATCTTTAATGCCCTGGTTAGTGGTTCTTTGTTTGGGGGTTTACCCGCCAATAAGGTCACTGCCTTGGCAGGAGAATCAAGCACTGGCAAGACTTTTTTTGCTCTCAGCGTCGTTAGTAATTTCCTTGCTGATAATCCTACGGGTGGAGTCATTTATTTTGAGTCTGAATCTGCTATCTCGCGTGACATGATTGAGGTTCGTGGCATTGACAGTTCACGTATGATCATCATGCCTGTCGCTACGATTGAAGAGTTCAGGACACAAGCTTGTCGCATCTTAGACAA